TAACATACAAAATCTTTCGCACTTAATTTTCTCAATCAGTTTGAAAAGTATTCTCTTTATTCTGCTCATTTTCTTTATCACCATAAATATTTAGAAATAATACGCTTCTCTCTTTTGTCAAACCCATAATCATTCATTATATGCTTCTGAAATCCCTTGTGCTTATCTGAGTCAATACCATATCCGAATATAATAGTATACCCATTTATTCTAGTAATAAATCTTGTTCGGTTCCTGCGAGATAAAGTTCGAACTTTTATTGTGCCTACTACTGATGTTAAAGTATAAGAATATTTATCACCAAATAAATACTTCTCTATAAGTTCATTGTTTTTAGAAACAGTTAATGAACATTTGTAAAAAGTAATAGTATATTCTCCAATAGTGATAGTCGGGAATAAATCATAATTTATTACTTCACCATCTTTAATTAATAGAACTCCATAATCTATTGCAGCCATTCATTATTCTCCCAATTCTTTTACAAACTTTTCACAAAACTTTTCATAAACTTCAGGGTTATCATATCCTTCAACCATTTTATCATAACTTTCGTCTTGTAATCTATCAAACAAATCTTTTTCACCTCTAAAGATATAAGCAGTAGTAGAATTATCACAAAGCATTTCGAAGAAGTCATTAGCATAACACCCCGTAGAACCATCATTACACGGGCAGCACCATTCATTACAAAACTGTTTACACTTATTTGTAGTTAATTTGTTCCACTGTCTATTTTTCATTTTCTTTCTCCTTATTATAAGAATAAATATATAAAGAATAAAATTAAACCAATAATTATACACAGCTTACTTACTTCTTCAATTTTCTTTACAAAAGAAGCATTATACACATCATCACAAATAGCCTCTATTGTAGTTAATTCTCCCTTCTGTTTATTTTTCATAAGTACCTCTCCTTTATTTACATTATAATTATATAACATAAAAAAGAAGAAGTAAACTATTAACTTCTTCTCTTCTATTATACTGTTTCTAGAATATAGGTTAAAGTACTTGATTCTCCAGAAGTAGGGTCAAAAAATTCAATAATAATTTTATTATCTCCGAAAGTAATTTCTGAGAAATCTTTGTCTAACAAGCAACAAGCTAAAGAAGCAGCGAAGTCTCCACCTTCATCTATTCTCTCAGATTCATCACAGCCTTCAGAGAAATCAATATCTCCAGTGGTTGAAGTTTCTGGGTCCTGATAAGAATAGTTATTTATAACTTTAACCTTATACTTATTGTAAATATTAAACTCCATATTTAATCACCTATTCGAAGAACTCCTTCCAAAATTCGCAAGAAATATACCCAATATTATATTCTTCTGACTTATCTAAGAAATAATTAGTAGTTAACGATTCAGTATTATTTTTATAAACAACTCCAATTTCAACATTAATAAGTGGTAAATCATAAGTACTTTCTATAGTACTATAATCTAATGATATTTCATTTATGAAACAATATGTATCTTCAGTCTCTATAAAAGTACTTCTGAATGCCTTATTAACTACTTTTTCTATTTTATCATAAAGGTCTTTACCTACGTAATTAATCATTCTGCCCACCTACTGTAAACCAGAAATAGTTCTTAAATTCACTAATCAAACTATCCTTAGCTTCTATCTCTAATTCAAGCTGTTCAATTCTTTTTCTAGCTTCATATAATTCATTTTGTGTGTTTTCTAATTCTCTGATAACATATTCTTCACAAGTCTTAATTTCCATCATTACACCACCTATCTAATCTGTGTGTTCAAATCTAACTACTTTACCATGCTTAGATTCTTCTACTTTCTTTTCCTGAGCACTCAAGCCATTAAACCAAGCCGTGGTACCATCTTCAAATTCATACCAACCTCTAGTCTTAGGTACTTTTTCTTTCTTAATTTTCATTTTTCTTCTCCTTTAAGGTTTTACATTATTATTATATCACACATTATCTATAATATAAACTTAGATTTCTTTCATATTTAACAACATAATTTCTATTGTTGCCTTTATATTAGAATCTCCCTTTATTGCTTGTTTAATTTTCAATACTTTATCTATGAACTTATTAAAGAATTGTTCTTTATTTTCAATAGCTGTTGTATAATCTAAGTTTTGTTTCATAGTAGTTGGTATTTTTACAACTGACATTGAATTAAAGATACAATACTTAGTTAAATCTAATATAAATTCTAAATATGAATCTATAAATAATTTTAAATCACTGCCTTTATTATAAATAGTTTCTATAATGCTAATGATTTTATTTTTATTATCATCAATAATTGCATTAGTTAATTCAAACATTGTATCGTAAGAATAATCACCGAGTACTTCTAAAACATTATTAACTGAAATTACTGTGGAATAATCTTTGCATTTATCTAAATAAGCTATTGCTTGTCTCATACTACCATTAGCTATTTTTGCTATAAATTCAACAGCTTCAATATTGTAATGAAATTGCTCGGTTTCACAAATATACACCAGCCTTGCCACAATATTATCTAATGGTATTCTAGATAAATTATATACTTGACACCTGTTTATAATTGTAGGTGGTACTTTCTGAGGGTCAGTGGTACAGAACATAAACATTGTATACTTTGGAGGTTCCTCAATACACTTTAAGAACGCATTCCAACCTTGTGGTGTTATCATGTGGCATTCATCTATAATATAGATTTTATATTCTGAGTCCAATGACCTCTGTGTCGCGCTTTCAATAATAGTTCTCACATTATCTACACTATTATTTGAAGCAGCATCTATTTCCAAAGGCTCTCCCATGCCTTTATTTATTTTATTAGCAAATATTCTAGCAATTGTTGTTTTCCCAGTACCAGAAGGACCTGTAAATAAATAACAATTTTTATACTGCTTAGTTTCTATCTGTCTTTCTAATATCTTAATAATTGCTTTCTGACTAGAAACATCTTTAAATTCTTTTGGTCTATATTTATTACTCAGATTCAAAGCCATTATCACACCTCAAAACTTCTATACTTTCTCTGCGAATAACCCCATTTTCTACTATACATTTACCATATTCTACATAATTATAATCTTCAGAACTATCAACAAATGCATAATAATCAGCTGCATTTCTAGCAATATTTGGGTCATCTACATAATAAATTTTATCATTTACTATAATATAATATTTTAACATATACTCTCCAAAAAATAAACTAAAGTTGTTTTAATACTGTAAACCCATCTAAAGGTAACCAACCGTACCAATTTTCAGTAAATAAATCTTTATCATCTTCAAAAGCTATACCATTTACTTTTACCATATTATTTATTTTATCTACCATTTCTACTTTATAATACTTGTGCTTCGGAACTTTACCAAAATTCCAGTTACTAGCTAAAGTAGAATTTTTATCTGGGTGTATAATAAAATCTTTAAGTTCTATTAAATAGACTACATTAGGTAGCAATAATTCATTTGAAAACTTAGTGGTCAATGGTATTACTATAACCTCATCATTATCACTAAAATCTATTGTAGTAGCTTTAACTTTAGCCAATTGTTCTTTAATCTGTTTGTTCAAGATATTTATTCTCCGAGATATAAGTTGCTAATAAGTCAGCAATGTGAAGCATTGAAGCTAAAGGGTATCTGTCATAAATTTCGCTAATATCAGCAGGCATTCTAGGTTCTCCAGCACCCATATGATGATTAACAATAGCAAAAGATTCTGCTGGAGATAATTTTACAAAACCACTGAGCTGAAAATAAGAATTAAACCCATGTTCTCCTCCAACATTTCTAAGTTCAACATCTTTAACCTTGTACTTTTTAACACCTACCCAATCAAATTTACCTACGTTATCAAACTGTTTACCATTATCGCTATAAAATTTTACATTTTGAACATATTCTTCGTAATAATTTGCCTTTGAAATATCATGACACAATGCTGCAATAATCTTAGAATCTTCGTGTAATTTACCTGGTACATAAAGTTCAGCCAATGCTACTAAATTATCATAAACATTTAAACTATGCTCACATAAACCACCTTTAAAATTATTGTGATAAACTGTACTAGCTGGAGCTGTGAAAAAATCAGTATCTTCAAGATATTCAATTAAATCTTCAATACCATCTCTATGAGTAGTTCTTAATAAATCAATATATCTTTCTTTATTTAATTCTATCTGTTCGTTAGTTAACATATATAATCTCCTAGTATAATCTATGTTCGCATCTTAATAATTCTGGGAATGAGGTCTTAAACCCTTCTATCAAAGAATCAAGAATATCTTTCTTAAATTCAAATTCAGGGTACTTGCACTGAATACCATCTACTATATAACCCCTCATAATACCAGAAATATTAGTTTCCCAATAATGAAATTCTGCATAAGTTTTATTTTTACCCATCATTTTATGTTACCTCCTATAATTACATTATCATTATAATATAAAATAAAAGAGAAGTAAACTATTACTTCTCTCAAGGTAAAATAAAGGTAAGCAGAAAATTTATTTTTTTATTTCTAAATATTTATTTAAATACCATATAGCCTTTTTAACATCTTCTACAGGCTTGGCTTTATGTTTATATCTCCAGAGGTATTTAAAGGCGTTAATTATACAAAATTCAGCTACGCTATCATCGCCAAAAGTAGAAACCATAGCATCAATACATTCAATTTTTCCACTGTTGTAATGTTCTGGATGATTAACGTTTTCCATTTAAATACCTCTCTTAAATTTTTTGGCGCAGATAGTAGGACTTGAACCTACGCACCCTCTCAGGTGAACGGTTTAGCAAACCGCTGCAGTACCTAGCTATGCTTATATCTGCATTCTGGTGACTTGGCTGGGAATTGAACCCAGGGCCCTTTGATTAAAAGTCAAATGCTCTACCCCTGAGCTACCAGGTCACTGGTGGACCATCTAGGGTTTGAACCCAGAACTTACCGGTTATGGGCCGGTTACTCTGACCAATTGAGTTAATGGTCCAATGGCGGCCTATCAGGGATTCGAACCCCGGACCAATTGGTTAACAGCCAACTGCTCTGCCACTGAGCTAACAGGCCATGGCTGGACTGGGAGGAATTGCACCTACGAATGACGGAGTCAAAGTCCGTTGCCTTACTACTTGGCTACAGTCCAATATGGTTGCAGAGGGTGGACTTGCACCACCATCAATCCGGATTATGGGCCCGGTCTGGAACTACTTCCAGTCACTCTGCCTTGTAAAATACAGCTTTTTCTCACCAACCCAGAGGGTACTGTATGTGAGGGTAAGACGCGTCTGCGCTATAGATAGTTATTCTCGTACTCTATCAAACGACATCACCATTTTTACAACGATTTACCTTTAGTCTCTTTACTTTGCCCTATAGTCGCATTTCTTTACTGCTCTAGGTTGTGAAGCAAGGTACCATCGTGAACCCTTCTCGTCTGGATATTCACTGCGTGCACTGTCAGTAAGGTTTTATAGTTTTAAGTTACATATAGTTCTCGCAGAATCCTATATGGCAACTGCTCCACCTGAGCCCAACCAGCAACCTTATCAAAATAAGTTCAAATTAAGTGTTGGGTGTGCAGTTTCAATCACACGCATCTGCTGTGGCACTTTAACCACGTACGCAGCAACTATTGTCTTAAGCGCCTTTTAATGCTTGGCTACCAACACTTTTGTCAGGAGTTCTACTTAAATTACACTCATTCAGGCTCTAACCAGTCTGAGTGGTTGGACTTCAACCAACATTCCCTAACCTTAATGACCGCTTCTTATATACCACCTCAGTCTGTAGGTGGTTCGCTCGCAACAAGCAAGCCCCAGATAGCTTACGAACCTAATAATCATCGGGATTAAAGGGATTACAGATTTTGGACTCTCACCGGCGACGTTTCGCTATCCATAAGCTACGTTTCGCATTACTTACTCAAGGCTGCACCACCAGTTTTATCTTGAGATTTCAGACCTCTAACATTTCTTAAGGTCTTGGCAGCTAACTGAATGTTGGCCCGATGCCTGTAGCTTTAGCCTGAGATTGATAAAGTCCTTGACCTTATCTGCCCCATATCGTGTGGCTATATGTGGGTTCTTATACCAACACACGCTTCTTACTACTCCCGAAGACCGGGTTATTGAGTTTTCCTTCTCTTATAGAGTTAACCACAATGAATCGCTATCACTGACCTATCATTGTTTGCTCTCTATTTACCTAGCGTTTCAGGCTCTTTTTATCCCTTTCGGGCTTTCACGCATAGTCCATTAGAGCCATGGGCTATAGGATTCGACGGTAGTGGCTGTTCTTTGCTATGAGTCTGCACCCTACCAGAAGATGTTTGACATTTGCTATACCGCTACACACTTCCTGCGGTTATTTTAAATCTGTACAGATTTATTGACAATTTAGAGAGGGCTTTATTTAGACTCCTGCCCTCTATAGGAGGACGAAAAAATGAGAAACAATTTAAGTTGTGGTTTGAAACCCTTACTCCACCACTTTAAGTTTTTAAAGGTTTAAGCGAGGCATATCGCTGACTGTTAAAATAAGAACACCGTTTTTAGCTTTCGCTAGGATTTACCCGCTTATAAGTATAAAATAATTGGAATCGCTTGTGGTTGCATCTTTGCCTCATCTAAATGCGGAACGGTGTAGAACCTTATTTGTACGTACGTCTCAGATACGTTTGATAGAAAGTGGCAGGGGCGGCAAGATTCGAACTCGCACCACCGGGTTTGGAAGCCGATGCCTATGGTTTTGAAGACCACTGCTCAACCGCTGAGCGGAACGCCCCTATATATAGGCTTTTAATAACGCCAGAGCCTTAACTGGGAAGACTACGTTTACATCTCATCGGTCTTAGAACGAGTAATAACCTTTTATCCAGAGGTTTAACTGGAATAGAATAATCTGTGACAAGAAATTGTTATTCTACTTTTTCGTGTAGCTACACTAACCTTTAGGGTTCCTCTTCCACCCATAGCCGGTTATGCGTCTAAGTCAACCTAACCCATTTTATACAGGGCGTAGGTTTACCCTGTTTACATTATAATTATACAATATTTTTAATTATATGTAAACTAAATATAGATAATAATTTGAGGATTTGAAATCCAGTGTCTTAACTCAGAATGTTCTACATATTTCATTCTAAGTTCTTCTGGCATTTTATCATACTCGCCTATGAAAACATGTTTACCTTCACGAGTAATTACATTTACAAATTTCGGTAAATGTTCAACTTTTTCAAACAATTCTTCTATTGTCATAAACTAAGCCTCCTACATTAATTTAGCTTAATTTATTCTTTTAGCTCAGACCTATCTTCTCCTTTTGTTCTACAATATTTTTGATATTCACAATACGAACACTTTGTAGTATATCTTTTTTCAAAAGAAGTAGCTTTTTCTAATAAAGTCTTCCTTGCAAAGAAATACCCAACAAATTGTTTATTATATTCTACTTTTTCGAAATTAATTTTACTATTATTTAATTCTTCGGTAAGAATGTTTTTAGCTTCTTCTATATTTTTAGAAGGTAATTTTTTACTACTTTTAGGTATAAAGGCATAGTACATATTTCTTATTTTATTACCAGTAATACGTTCGTAGTAATATTTATAAATATGTATCTGTGGTGATTTTAAATAACTAGAAACATTATTAGAATATTTAAAGTCATATAAATCATATAAACCTTCATCTATTTTTACTAAAAGGTCTATGTAACCAACAAATTCATTAGGTACATCTAATTTATATTCATATTCACCTTCTGGTATATCTCTGATAGCAACTGGGAGAATAGACTTTATTTTAAATATTTCCCATTCATTTTCTTCATTAAAAATAGAATAAGGTTCTTTATATTTTTCTATAGCTTTTTCTATATTCCTAGTTTCAATACCTTCATGAATCCGAGTACCTAAAATTAAAGGGTTATCTGGTCTTTCATCAAATTTTGGTTCTAACTTATCTAGGTACCTTAATTTATATTTATACGGGCAATCGTTAAAACACGACACTTTACTGTACGATACTCTCATTAAGTTACCTTTCTAGAAGAGTAACCAACTGATTGCATTTCTTGCATTAAACTAGACAGTATCTTAGAAAGTGATTTAGCAACTTCATTACCTGCATCTACTTTTGCTTTTAAAATCTTATAACACCTTGAATAGATAAAGTTCAAAAGATTATCAGTTAAAGCTACCTGGTCTGAATAAGCCTGCAATTGAGCTACTGAATATTTTTTACCAGCCTCATTATTACCCTGTTTATTAAGATAAGCATTATTATAAGTATCTCTATATCTTAATCTAGACATATCTTCTAATAAACCAACTTTTTCTAACTGGTCGCTGGTAAAATAGAGAATAGAAGTTAATTCTAAAAAATATTTCTGAACAGTTGGTATATCAAAATTAAGGTTATACTGTCTTACTCTAGACATATATAATTTAATTTCATTGATTTTATTATCCAAATCTGAAGAATATTTATCAATAATAGGTTGACCAATTTCTCTGAAGTATTTAAGATTATCTTCTAATAATTCAGCTTGTGCTAGTAATTCTTCGCCATTAACTTCCAATGCCAAGAGTATCACCTACCACTTCATGTGATGTTTCTAAAATTTCCCTAATTATATCTCGTGAATCTTCTTCATTCTTAATTAAAGAATATAAAGTACTGATAGGTTTCCAATTAAATAAATTATAATCAATACTATCTAAGAAAATTTTAGCTTCAAATAAATCTTTATACTTAGGGTTATCCATATTTATTTCTCCTTATAATAATCTATTAAAACAGAATAATCTGTCTCCATAAATGCTCTTAATTTTTTAGAAGGTAATTCTAAGCACTTATATTCCCCAACCATTTTTATATTAAATGATTTTTTATCTTCTTTTTTAAGTTGTTCAAATGTTTCTATAGGTACCCAAAGCACTTTATCATGGTCAGAAAACCATAATACAACACCTGCATGTAAACCAGATATATTCTTATATTCCAATAATTTTTCATATTGCCTAAAAGCACTGAATGGAAATGTATTGCCTTCATGCTTTTTACATTCAATAAGAAATATATCTGGTTTTATGTAAGTTATAAAGTCACAAGGGTTACTTGAACCCATATAACCTGACATTTGGTCATTTAATCTATAGATAAATGAATCTGGAAAACACTTAGTTCAATCGGTTTTAAATCTCGTTTCAAATTTCTTTCCAGCATCAGCCATTACTTTTTCTTGTACCTTTCATTTAAAAGTTTAGGTACAGTTAAATTCCAGTTGATACTGTGGTGAAATCTAGGGTCAGATGGCCCAATTAACCCTACTTTAACACTAGAAGGTGACAACATTACTGTATAGAAAGATTTATTAAATGTACCAAATTGTCTATACATATCACTTAACCCACTATTATTTTTCTGAGTTACTTCCTGAATAACATTTATTCTAGAAATTTGGAACCAAAGTTCACCTAAAATTCCACCTCTGACATAAGTATTTACGTCATCATTCATTCTACCTACAAACCAAACATCTTCTTCTGGATTATCTGTGACTTTAAAGAAGAAAGTATTCATTGATTTTCTTTTAACATGAGTTAACCAAACATTACCTTTAGCGCCACCCATCATCTCTCCTGCCTGAGCAAATGCTATACATCTGACATTTGTATCATCTAAGAAATCAACAAAAGCTTCAAATACAGGTTCAATATCTTTAATTATCTTAGACCTAAGAACAGGTACTGTATCTCCAGGTTCTGGGTCATCTAAGTATCTGAAAGTAAACTGAGAATAGTCATCATCAAATTCGGTAAAATATTTTATACCTTTTTCTCTAGCAATTCTGAAGCACATATTTCTAGCAAAGTTAACTGTATTTCTCTGTTCAAAATTATCGAACAAATCAAAAGTACCTACCATTGCTTTTTTACTAAATAATACTATATGTTCTTTACCAAAGTTTTTTACATAAGTATCATACTGGCTATCTTCATCATCAACAAAGATAAAATATTTTCCCGTATAATTAGCATTCTGTAATGATTTTAATGTTTTAACATTATCAGCTCTACCATGTGATAGAATAAATACCGCAAAATCATCTCTCATTACTCTGTACCTAATTCTAACTTTTCTTCTTTTTCTAATGCTAACTGAGCATCAACAAATTCATCAATTCTACTATCTAATTTAATAAACCCGTTACGAACTGCATCATTGAAATCGATTAATACTAATGCAGAATCTTCCATTAACTGTTGTAACTCCTTATCAGCATAAGTATAATAATTAGCTATCTTACCAAAATTAAAGATAATATGCCTTGCTGCAGCTAATCTCAAGAATCTCTTATTATCATCTGATACATTTGAAGCATTAATCTTCTGAATTAATTCTTCATACTTTCTCGTATCAACAAATTCAGAAATTGAAGGGCAAGGTCCTGACGGAATATAATGAGGAGCCTGAACCTTTGAAGTATATTTACCACCACCAAAAGTAATAGATTCTTCTTCAATTGAAGGTCTATCTACTACAAACTCATCATCATCAAAAAATAAGTTAGTAAAATCTAAATTATCCATATTATGCACCTCTTAATTCTGGAATAATATCAGTAATATTTGCCTTCTTTACACAGATTGCCTTCTTGTCACCAAAATTCATAGTAATATATTCATCTTCAACACCATCTAAAATTAACTTAAAACTATTCAGGTCTACGATTAATGAATAACTAGTAAGATTTTCACAATTATTATTAAGTGCTAATGTTTCCTTGTTGTCCTTACTAGAATCGAATATAGTCATAGTACTATTACTAAACTCAAATGTTCCATAGGTAACATTAGTCGTGAATAATAATATACGGTTAATTGCTTGTAAGAAATCATTTTTATTAACTACAACAGAATAGTTATAACTCTTATTAGCCATACTTCTAATTGCGTTTACTGGTACTGAAGATACTAAACCTGTATCAGATAACTTAGCAGTAAGAATAACACTTGGAGTTTCAAACCTTACTTTTGTCTGAATTAAATCATCTGTAATAGCATCCTGACCAATTTTAAATGCTACAACTTCCCCTGGCTTAAATAACTTAAATAACTTGACTACCTTATCTGTTAATAACATCTTAATAGGTTTTTCTAATGAGAAATTATTAACACAGGCACCAGAAGTAAAAGTAATTGCACCGCTTTCATCTACGTAATAATACTTCTGAACAGGTCTGGCAATAACACCTCTTAACAGTTCCTTACTATTATAATTCGTAATACTGTGTAAGATTGTACTATTTATATTCATTTCGTTAGTAACATTATTAATTTCAATGGTAGGTAATTCTAATAACTTATCATTATTATAAATCATAGGTAATTTATAATCACCATTTGCCTTAACCTTAATATTATTATCTTCTTGAATAATTTCAATAGTCTCAGTTGTCAACTTAGAAATAAGATTTAAGAATAGTCTAGCATTTACAGCCGCATTGAAAATTTCAGCTCGGTCTAAAGTAAATTTCCGTGTAACAAAATACTCTCTATTTGTTACGTTTAAATCTAAATTGGTACCATTGGCTTTCAATTCCAACGTTTCTGTGAATAAAGAAACATCTTTACTATCAATAGCGAATAAAATTGTTTTCACTACATCTTGGAAATCCTTCGTCTTTAAAATCAATTTAAAATACTCCTTTCGATACATTTATATTTTACTACAAATAATTAAATTTGTAAACTTAAATATCTGAATATTTATTACAATCGAATGTTTCATTACACATCATTTCAATATATTCAGGATTAATAGCTGAATACTTATTCTTAACCTTTTCTATGTCTTTATTTTTATTATAATCTTTAAGAACTTCAGCTGCAAATTCATCAAGATACCATCTCTTAACAATATATGGGTCACACTTCCATTTAACAGAACCGCACTTAACCTTTGCTGCTTCAACCATTACTTCGCATAATCTTTCTCCAGCTCTCTTACTATTTTCTGTCGGTGCCATCCCGAATACTTCATCATGAACTGTTACTAATAACTTGAATCCCAAATCATTAAGTTCCTTATCATTATGAATCATAATCATTGCCAATTTTGTCATTGACCGAGCTGTACCCTGAATTCTAGCATTTAAGCACTGTCTCAAAGCTCTATTGATAAAACCACCATTATAAGTTACAGATAAACCATCTCTTTTAGCCTGAGCAATAATAGTATCTCTTTCTTTTTTCCACTTTACTTCTGATAATTTTTTATTATAATCAGAAATTAAACTTTCAGTTCTTCTATCAAGATGCTGTGGAGAATCTAATAATGGGTTAAATTCAAATGATTTTTTCTCACTTTTAATTTCATATTCAGGTAACTGTGCATCTGGGATATGTCTTCTTCTACCAAACATATCAGTAACATAACCATTTTTCCTTAGCATTTCTTGAGAATCTTCAGTTAATTTTTTAACACCTGGAAAACCTTTATAGAAATCATCAATAATTTTTTCTGATTCTTCCTTACTTAAATCCATACGTTCGGCAAGAGTTGTACTACCCATACCATAAGTTACGCCTAATAAAATGGTTTTTGCTTTTGCTCTTCTAGCTTTACCTTCTGGTTGTAATACGCCATCTTTATTAAATTCAAGATTATCCCAGTAATCATTGTGATAACACTTACTAGCAATTACCGCATATAAATCTTTACCTTCATCATAAGCTTTAATCATTTCTTTATCATTACTTAAAGCTGCTGTTGACCTAGGTTCTTGAGCAGAATAGTCAGCGCCTATTATTGAATAACCTTCTGGTGCCTTAAATATCATTCTAATATCTTTTGCATGCGACGGAATATTCTGTAAGTTAGGGTCATTACTACTAAATCTGCCTGTCTGAGTCCCACATGTATTAAACCTGGCATGAACTCTACCATCTTTTTGAATAATTTCTGGCATCTTATCTATAAATGTATTTATAAGAATATCATAACCACGTTTTTCTACTAATAATTTACACAATGGGATTTTATTAGCCAATTCTTCCAAAATATCAGCGCCTGTTCCTCTAGGTGTTTTTTGGTCAACAACTGGTGCCTTTAAAACATCATATAGCATAATTGCCATCTGAGTTGGTGAACCAAGTTCAGGTGGGTCAGCTAATTTTTCATTGAGTGATTTTTGCTGTCTGCCATTTACAACTTCATGTGCATTTGCTTCAGGTGTTGCTCTCCAACTTACTAACAGTGGTCTTAATCTATCTAATTCAGCATCAATTCTTGTTTGAACTTCATCTGACTTTTCGTGATAAACTTTAGATAATTTATTAGCAAATTCTACATCTATTTCAACACCTTCTAATTCCATATCAACGACTACATCTAAAATTGGAATCTCAATGGTCTTAAATAAATTATAAATACCTTCATTTTCTGGCTTTTCAAATTCCTTCTTCTGATACTCATATAATTTATAAGTTTCATAAGCATCTGTTGCTGCATATAACGCAAATAATTCTGGGTCAAAAATAGCATAAGGTAAACCCTTAAATAGATGTTCAATATCATACTTATCCTGCTCTGGGTCAATATGAGTTTTATATTGAATCTTTAAACCCTTCTGCTCATTTTCATTTAATAACTGAGCACCAACCATCGTATCCCAGTCAGCTTTTAATTTAATACCGCAAGTTTGTTTAATAACTTCAATATCAAAAGTAGCGTTATGAAATACTTTTGTTACACCATCTAACCTACTCAATTGTTCTTTAATTTGATTCTCTGTAATCTGATTAGATAAAGGTTCTTCAGTAAATCTATTGATATGATGAACAGGGATATAGGCATTCTTTTGCCCGGGTGTATAAATACACAACCCCATTATTAAACAGTCAAAAGTATTTAAACTATTGTTAGTTTCTGTATCTATTGAAATGACTTTATTTTTAATACATGCATCTATATACGCATTAAATGAAATTACATCTCTAATAACAACAGTATTATCTTTAAACTTACCTAAAATCTTATTAACATTTTCTTCTATAATAAGCATCTTTTCTTCTATAGAAACATTTTTAGATTTTAATTTCTTTTCATCTGGTACTATTTTTACTTTTTTGGGAGAACTTGCTTTCTTAAGAAGTTTCTTCAAATCTTCAACAGATTCTTTTTTAACTTCAAATTCTGAACCCCATAAACTCTCCATATCATCACCTACTTTTTTATATTATATCATAAAATAATATAGAAATAAACTAAAAAGAGAGCTTTTGCTCTCTTGCTTTGCTATTTCTATCTCTTGCTTTTGCTCTCTTTTTAGTAGGGTTATACCCTAAAATACCATGACAATTTCCCCTTAGTACTTGAGTAATAAGTATACATTTAAACAGAAGGTGAAAGCCAAAAGTGCCAATAACGGTGTGGAATCGATTGTGAATGTTGCCAATATGAGCATCTGGGTACTAGCCGTTGCCTTTAAGAAACTCCCTACCTTTGTGTTTAATCTTCTTTTCTTCATATTTTGCTCCTCTTTTTTTACCTCTTTTTATTTACATTATTATTATAAACAAAATATTCAGAAAAGTAAACTAATTTTACCAAGTAACTTTACGAGGTGTTGTGTTAACCGTGTAGGTAGGTTCCTGTGGTATTTCAGTAGGCTTGTCCTCAACTGGGGTTGCCAATTCTAATGGCCGTGGAGCTCCAACCATACCAGCTAATTCATCGTAACTCTTATCCATTACTGCCCAACTACCTACAATGTTATAGTCCTTAAATGCCTCAAAATCCTTTGGATATAACTGAGAATTATATACTGCTGGATTAGCGAACATAATTGAATATGTAGTATCTAACCCTGCACCAGTTCTCTTTACCTTGAAAACACAGTCAGAAATATCACCATATTCTACAAAGAAGTTATTAAGTAAATTAACATAACTTGACTGACCATTTGCAGGTCTGTCCCAAAGTCTTGGAGTTACCTTAATTGTACCATCTTCTTCACGAGTGTATTCTAATAATCTAATAAAGATTCTCTGCTTTACTGGAACATTAGCTGCACATAAAGGGCATTTACCAATGGGTTCATTTAATTCCCTAATACAGTTTACATTTCTATTCTTGCCATCAATGTTCATCTGATGAACTAAAATAATATCCTTGTAAACTTCTTCTGGGTCTGAATAAGCAAATCTAACAACTGTTTCTTCACCATCTCTTAAGCTGAAGAATGGTGTAACACGCTTACTGTCATCAAATGGCATAGCCTGTCTGTTAGCCTTTTGCTGCTGTAATTTAATAAAATCTTCTCTTGAAATATACGCCATAATTTCCTCCTTCTAATAAATCTAATGTTTATGTATGAGTATATTTATTTCTTCCGCATCTAAATCATTTATATCTTTACCTCGCGGAAGTTGAATAACATCTGTAATACAATTTTTATTTATATTTTCTAAGAAATTCTTTGCACCTTTATCACCTGCTTCATCTCCATCGAAACATAAATGATAACATAAGATACCTGACTTATTTAATAAGTTATATTGATAACGTGAACCTGTTCCTAATAATGCTATTGCTGGATAACCAAGCGACCATAAATATAAAGCATTTATCTGAGATTCACAAACATATACTTCTTTAATATTGTTTCCTATTATATAATACAACAAATAGACTGGTTTGTAAACTACCTTAGGTAATTCATATTTTTTATAGTCAATTTTTCTTTTAGTTAACCCAACTAATAAACCACGTTCATCTCTTAATGGGAAAATAACTTCTCTAGTTTTTGGGTTATACTTAAGTTCAAATTTTTCTACTATTTCTTTACTTATTTTTCTTTTAGCGAAATAATCATGATAACTTTCAAAACCATCTAAAATACTTTCATCTAAAATTGTATTCTTAGGTTTTTCTTGTTTAACCAAACTTATAGGTTTTAAATCGAGTGAAGATTCTAAATAAGTTGTATCGAAATTATCTAATAACCACTTTTCTCCAAAGCGTTCATCTTTATCAAAACAAGCCCCAACAAATTTTGATAAATTACCTTTTTCGTGACAAGTAAAACAGTGGAAGTAGCCTTTTTCAATTTCCTCACCTGAGTATACTGAACAAGATGCTCTGCGTTCTTGCCCACCTTTATGAAAAGGGCATGTCACTCTAACATATTCCTGCTTATCTTCTATTGTAGATAATTTACCATTATTGAGTTGCTTTCTTACTTCTAATAAAATATCAATAATAGGTTTATCAATTATTCTATGTCCTATAGTTAAATAATTCATTAGTATACAAGCTCCCCTGCTGCTGGGTTAGTATTATATCTTATTTCTAAATCTTCTGACTTAATTACATTACCATCTGGTGTTACAAAATCATCACCTTCTGGGATATAATCAAATTTACCTTTATCTAAATCAACCGCATACTTAAGAACTTTACCTGTACCGCCATCTCTTGACTTAGCAATATTCATTGTCATAATATTATCCTTCTGTGATAAAAATAAAATTACTGTTGAGTCCTGAGATATTCTATCTGACTGGGATATATTTTCAGTACCTGCAAATTTACCTTCTTCTATAGCATTTCTATTCTGCTGTGATACTGTAATAATTGGAATATGCTTTGTTACTTGTAAAACCTTCAAAGCCTTAGAAATATTAGCTGCTCTTTCAAATGGCTGTTTAGCATTATTATCATCATCTAATAATGAATGCTGGTCAATAAATAATATATCTAAATTATACTTTTCAACAAACCCTCTTAAAGCATTAACCCCAGCTTTACCATCAATCATATCTCTAGTTAAAACATATAAACTTCCTTTATGATTATCTCTGAGATTATCCAAATAATTCTTATAACTATTTGCTGCCTCTAAATTACCATGAATTAATTTACCGTTTGAAATATGTGACATTAATGTATCAAATCTATAACCAACTTTGCTTACACTCATTTCACCAGAGAATAAACCTACAGTTAACCCTCTATCTACAGCTGCCGTAATACTCTTCAATAATAACCATGTTTTACCAACACCAGACCTAGCTGCAATTGTTGCATATTCTTCTTTTCTATCCCAACCGCCCAAAATATAATCTAATTCCTTAAGACCTGTTGGAATATAATACTTAGCAAAATCGTTACACTTATCAATATATTCATCATATCTTGAAGTATCTGATAAAATATCAACTGCCTCTAAATGTTTACCACTTGCTGCTGTTGCTGCTGAATTTGAAAATAAATTCATTGCCTCATCTGTCTTACCAGCAACTAATAAATCTCTTATCTTATTAAATGTATCAGCTAAGAAAGTCTCATTTTTAATTCTATATAATTCATTAATAAGATATTCTACAGATTCACTAACTTCAATAACTTCAAAATCTGGGAATGCTTTTAAGAAGGTTTCTGTATCAGGTACTTGATTATAGTTCTTAATATGATTTACTATAAATCTGAACTCTTTTTGAAACTGTGGGAAATGCTCAACTGTTAACCCTCTAGTTAAAATAATACTAGCATCTTTATTTTTTAATAACCAATTTATAAACTGTAATTGAGTTAACAACATATTATTCACCTTTCTTTAAAGTTAATTTTCTCATATCAGGGCCTTTTAATTCAACGCATTCTGATAAGTTAATTACTCTACTAGCTAATCTATCACCTAATAAATTTGCTAAAGAATCTGGCTGAATATTAGAAGTATATATACAACTCTTACCAAAACTCAACCTTGTATTAATATAACTTAATAAATGCTCAAGTTCGAACTGCGTTGCTGTTTTAGTTCCCAATTCATCAAAAATAACTAAATCACAATTAAGAATATTTTCTTTTACATGTTGAATATATTCACTTTTTTCTGAAATATTATCCTTCAATGCCAATAAAAACTGTGGTACATGAATAAATAATGCTCTACATTCTAATTTACTTGTTGGCCATATTTTGTTAAAATATGCCTGTAGTATTTTTATAGACCAAACTGTTTTACCATTACCAACATTATCTGAATAAATATAAATATTTTTACCTTTACTTATATTATCAAAAACATTTTCACAGAATTTATTTAGATATTTAAAAGCATCTCTATCACATTCATTAACGGTATATATACTTAATTTAACATTTTCTCTTTGGTTTAAAGATATATTAGCTTCATTATAAAGATAATCTAATTTTAAAAGTTTAATACAATATTCTTTATTACAGTCAACTTGGTTGCAACTATCTTTTAACCAACATTGAGATGTATCAATCATATAATACCTCCTAGTATTCTTCTAGTACTACTAAATTATCAAAATCTACTTTTTCAACATTTTTAGGTTTTGCTGCTTGTACTTTTTGTTCTTTATTTTTCTTATTTTCTTCTAATTTTTTAAAATATGTGTCTGCTTCCACTATATATCGTTTAAAATTTGAATTAAATAATGTATAAGGTCTAACGTACTCCGAACTTAACTTTCCTGTTCTTTCAAATATAAATGGATTTAAAAACCATGTTCGGTATTTATATTCTATAACTTTTATAAACTGCTGTAAACTAAAACCTTCACTAATTCTCTCATTAATTACTCTTTTAGCTTCTTTATTTACCTTATAATCTTTACCTGTTAAATCATTAATATAGTTAACTACTTCTTCTACTATATCTAAATTTTTGTTTAAATCCTCTTGATTTTCAGCTTCAGTAGTACTACTACTACATTCTATATTATTATCTATACTATTGGGTGAACTAAGTTCACCCATAGGGTCAACAGAGTTCACTGGTGAACTTAGTTCACCCATAGGGTCAACAGAGTTCACTGGTGAACTTAGTTCACCCTCTGTGTTAGTTGGAATTTCAACTTTTTTCTTCTTACATCTAACACGATTAGCTTTATAACAATTAGTTTTAAACTCAGATACTTTATCTAATCTTTCTATTAAACCTTCATCTAATAAATATTTAATATTTTTTAAAACACCTTGTCTTGAACTATTAGTCCAATCTTCTAAGTATTTTAAACTACCACAAAAATAATTATCATCTTGAGAAAAACCATAAATAATAGAGTAAACAAGTAAATCATTACCTTTTAACCCTAATTCAGATACAGCCCAACCTTGTATTGTGATATAATTTTCACTTTTAACTTTTGATTCCATATACTACCTTTCCGACTATTAAAATATAACAACCATGTGTTATTATTTTAATATAAATTTTTATAAAAATAAACTAATTTTTCCAGTCTTTACCTACTAAGTATAATACCTTTTTAATCTCTCTATGAATTTTCTTATTGCTTGAAGTTTTAAAATCCGCGGTAATTTCATTATAGTCTTCTAAATTTATATTATACCTATTAGCATAATAACTAAAATTATCTTCATCTAATGATTTTAAATCGGTAATTATACTTCTAAATGAAGTCCAATTAGAAAAACAAACTTTATCTAATATTATAATATCTGAAATTGGTCTACTTTTAATATAATCTATAAGTATTATATTTTCACTATTTTCTTCAGTATTTATAAAATTAAATAACCCTTCAGCTGAGTCAGAATATTTTTCATGTATCTCATCAATACTTAGAGATTTGAATTCACTTTTCCTCTTATCAGCGGTCTTTTTAGCCATTATAAGACTGAGCTGTCTTTTAAGAACTAAATGAAAAGCTTTTTCTGGTCCTTTAGGGTCTCGATATAAAGAACTTTTTGGATTATTCCATACTTGCTTTTCCAGTAAATAATTTATAGTATCGATAAGTACATCATAGCATTCTTCGAAAGTTATATTTTTAGCACACTTTAAATATAGTCTACCTGTATAACCTCAATAGCGACAAAGAATAGCAGAGTAAAATTTCTCTGCTAAATCTTTATCAGAATCTTTATATTTTAAATAGTTGAAGAATAACTCATTTTGGTCATACTGTTTCCAATTTATTTCATCAGCTAAAGACCTATATGATGCATATACATTTTCTAACATTTACTCTTAAAATACTCTATTGTTTTTTCTAAACCTTCTCTTAACTGAATTTTAGGTTCCCACTTTAATTCCTTTTTAGCCAAACTAATATTAGGCTTTCTCTTTGTAGGGTCATCTGATGGTAAATCTTTATATATCAACTGCGATTCTGTATCAACCATTTCTAATATAATATCAGCTAATTGTCTTATAGTGAATTCACCCGGGTTACCTAAGTTAACTGGCCCAGTAATATTTGATGCCATCATTTTAATCATACCATCTACTAAATCATCAACATAACAGAAACTTCTAGTTTGTGAACCAGTACCATAAATAGTAAGGTCATCTCCTTTTAAAGCCTGACAGATAAAGTTAGAAACAACTCTACCATCATCTTCTCTCATATTAGGCCCATAGGTATTAAATATTCTTACTATTTTAATATCAACACCATACTGTCTGTGGAAATCAAAACATAAAGTTTCAGCTATTCTCTTACCTTCATCATAACAAGCTCTAATACCATCTGGGTTAACATTACCTCTATAATCTTCAGGTTGTGGGTGAATTTTAGGGTCACCATATACTTCTGAAGTAGAAGCCTGTAAAACCTTTGACTTAAATTTTTTGGCTAACGTTAATACATTATACATACCTAAAAAATTAGTTTGAGCTGTTTTGATAGGGTCGTACTGATAATGAGGTGGAGAGGCCGG